CCCCGTTGCAATATGTGCTAATTTCTGATTGGATACGGCTTCATCGCTTATGGTTAATGCCTGCGATCCTGTCACATCGCCTGTATGTGTTGCATTGGTTATTTTTGTGTTGTTGACGGCTACGTCCGATTCCATGGTATCTAAATCTACTGGCTGGGTCACGCTAATATTATTTAATTTTGTTCGTTCATTCGTTGTTATTATTGATCCTGATCCGGCATTGGTAACGTCGTTAAGCTCGGTCACACTGTGAATATTTAGGGATTCAATATACCGCCCATCTAAATTAACCGTTACATTGACCCCATTGTTAAGCGTCATGGTTAATAATCCTGTTAATGTATTGAATGAGGCCGATACTAGATAATAGTTGTCATTTTGAATTATCAAATTGGCCACTTCAATTTCAAGGGTATTTAAATCCACGTTTAATTGTTTTATGCCCCGTTTTTTGGAATTAATCTCATAAATATCGTCGTACCACTTACCCGTAATCGTTGCGTCTTTAATGGCATTTAAAACGCTTAAAACCGCTTGTATGTCATCCTCAAGGCTGGTTGAATCGGTCTGTAATGATGAATTTAGTGGTTTTGAGTCATCATAAATACTAATATTATTAACCTGCGTATTAGGTTTAATGATATTAGTACTCATCGGTTCCCCTCATCACGTATATTCACACAAACTACTTCATAATGATCGCTTCTCGTGTTTGACCATTTTTGAACGTTCAAAACCTCATATTTTAGGCCACGTATCGTTAATATATCCCCCGTTTGTTGTTCGTCTTGTCCTTTTATTTCGTCGATGGTGTATAGGGTATATGCGTCTCTTTCGCTTCGCCCCTCGGGTAGATATAACGTATCATTGCCCGTTATTGGTTGAACGCTGGCTTTAATTGTGGTGTCGGCACTAAGGCCTTTAACCCACCGGCCTTTAGTGTATGTTGATCCGGTATATCTAGTTATGGTTATTTCGTCGGTAAAAAAATTCTGAATCATTTATTCATGACCACTTTTGAGGCGATTGAATTAATTAATTGGCCAGTATCTATTAATGGGCGACTACTTTTTTTGCGTTTGATTGTTTTTAAGGCCAACGGTTTCCATTTTGGATTTGTACGTTGAATCATTTTTCTAATGTCGGCTTCTATTGCCAACCCTGCCAATGATAAGGCTTTTTTTACCTTAATTTTTCCAGTTATCATTTGATTTTGAAGTGGTTCAAACTTTTTCGGCCATTTGTTTTTATTTTCATCTGCTGTTGACCGTAAAAATGACCGTTCAGGAATTTTTCGTGTGCCGAACTCGTTATACGTTGCTACCTCCACAATCGTTAATGGTGACGTTTTTTTATTGTCTGTTTTTTCATATTTTTTATTGTTAATAATACCAATTTTGACATAAGGTTTTTTTGCCATGTCTAGCATGTTTTTATATGCCTGATCATACCCTCGATCGATGTCTTTAGTTGTCATAGTATACGAACTCTTGGCAACCCATTACGCATGTTTTTGAATATTTGGCCGTATGATGTGGTATCGTATGCGTCGGTCATGGTACCTGTTGAGTAGTTTGTTGATAATTGGCCCACACGCTCGGCACTGACTGCCCCCGCTTTGCCTGCTCTCGTTGATCGGCCTAATTCTAAGTAATGAGCGGTAAGGGCCATTAATCCCTCATTGTATAATGGCCCCCACGCCGTAGCACTCACCATTAAATTGGATTGTGCTATAACGGCGTTAAAATATTCACCGGCTGGTATATCCGCAAACTCGGGATATCTTGTAATAACTGAATTACGATTGATCGCCATTATCCTCTGATTTTTCACCCATTGAATCAATGAGTTTAATTTGGCTTTCAATTTTAGCTAAAACTTTTTTTCTTTTTTCAATTTTAACCATGTTTCTTAATTCAACCATGTTTAAAAATCCATCTAAAAAAGCGATTGCTTCTTTAGGTTTCATTTGTGATAGGATTTCCGCTGTTGATTGTGCTTGTTCTGATTGAACTGGTACGGTTCGATTAATTGTGATTAATCCTGTATTGACTTTATGTTGTATGATTGGGTGGTTCTCGGTGAGTTCTTCCCATAGTTGATCGTCAACAATATTATTGCCGGCGATTAGAACAATTTTTTTATTGTTCTTACCGCCAATCGTCAATATATTCGGGGCATCGTACTTAACAATCATGAACTTAAATACCTTCGGCTTTACAAACGCTGAGAGGGTAGTAGATTACCACGCCACCGGTTCGGGTAACGCATGGAATAGTGGTCAACAAGTTTTGACGGGTTTGTGGCCTCATCTCGAACATTGTTGGGACTTCCATTTGAAGATTATTAGCATCTCGACGGTATGCAATCATAACGTTAGTACCACCGGCACCTAATCCAGTTAGTCTAGCCACTGAAAAAATATTGGTTATCCGGTCGTTATTATCCAAAAAGAATTTTTTAATAGTGGTGTTGACGTTTGGGATACGTGTATTTGTTATGATTGAATATGCTTGGGTCGGTAATAACAACGTATCGGGTGATTCAACTTCTTTTGTTGTCGTAACGATTGTGTCCACTAGGTCAGTCATATCATCTAAAATCTCATCCGCTGTTTTGGTTGACCATTGAGTCTGACCACTTGCACCGTTAGGCACAGTGTACTCAAGGATATTCGGGTGATTATATAAACCATACATTTTAGAATTTGGCTCACCTAATAAACCAATTTTGTCGAGTTGTGACATATTGGCCTTTTTCGCTGCGGCCATTTTCTTTTGATCTAAATCTTTATTGGCGTAGCGTGAAGCTAAAATCTCTTGATCGGAATAACCAAAACTAGAACCAATATCATAAAGTTTGATCGTTTCTTCTTTGGCCTTAACGCTTGCGTTTGGCAAATCATCGGCATAATCCGATATAACCTTAGCCAAGCCCGTATGCTCATAAGTGTAATAACTCATAGTATTCGCACCGGCTGGAGTCTCTTCGCTAATGGGAATTAGTAATCCCGAAGCAAATTTTAGCTCGGGTGTTTTTATGTCGTATGACTGCGATTTAAGATAATCTAAATCTTTTTGTAAAAAAACTGTTTCGTTCATTAATATACCTCCTTAGAATTCAATTTCGACGGTGGCGAGTTCGCCGGCTGGTGCACTTCTGACGCATCGAAGGAACGCCCCAAGCTCTGCGGTTGAGCCGTCATTGTCGTTACGTACAATGCCAATGTCACTAGTTGGTTTTCCTGCGTCGGTTTCAGTTGTAGCAATAGTTGGCTGTGAAGCACCGCCAGAAACAAGAAAATCTGATACCGTGATGGATTTGTCGAGTACAGTGGTAATGGTTATTGTATTAGTTCCATTGGAAACAGCGGATAAAATATTGGCGTTTGAATTGGCAATAACCAAGGCTAAATCAGCTAAAGTGGTCGCATTATCGACATTGAACGCAACTGGCGTAATCGCCACGTTATCAATAAGGCCATCAATTTGGTTACCTGTTACGAGAGACGCATCAAAAACCAAAGTGTGTTCTTGTGACTTCGCTTGGAATCGAACATAAACTTCGTCCAATGCGTTCATGGCGGTTTCAGTTCGCACTAATACGGCTCCCGATTTAAGTACGCTAACTGATTCGCCATCGTCATATTGTACGGTACCATCGGCTTTTTGTTCTTTTGCGTTGGTCGCTACTGAAAAACCTAAGTGACGACCAAAATTAGAAACATCGGTACCGCTATTAGGTACACGGCATTGACCATCAAGGTCTGAACCAACACAAACGAAACGACCAAAACGGATATCTCCCTCGGCCAAGCGTGAAACGATGGTTGATTGTCTGGCATCGGCTAATTCGCCCTCAACGCCCACAACCATATCATAACTATACGTTAATTGTGGCATTATTTGTTCTCCTTCCAAGCGTTTTTATATGATTCTTTATACGCTTTTTCTTGATCTGACATTGTGACAACCTTTTTTGAAAGAATGTCTGAACCAATAGAATCGGCTTTTACCTCTTTAATAGAACGAATGGCATCATAAGCAATACCAATCTGATCGGCTGTTTTTCCCTCAACGTCAAAACTATCAGTTTTGGATTGAATGAATTTCACCTTTAAATCTGAATTGCAAAGGGCATCCAATTCATCGGCTTTAACCAATGATTCTGTGGCTTTTATTAAATTGGCTCGCTCTTTGGCGTATTGGTTCACACGCTCATCGAATGAATCCAAGTGGCTGTTGGCCTCTTTTAATTGTTCTTTTATTTCGTCCAATTCTTGCGAAATGGTTTGGTTGTGACTATCTTCTTTTTGCAATTTCAAATTAAGTGCTTCAATCTGATTGTCACGGTCTTTAACTTCGGCTTTTAGTTCGGCCAAAGTATTAATCATATCGGTATCATTTTTTTGATCTGACATTTTCTTTTTTTCTCCTTTTGTTGTTTTTGTTTTTGGTTTTTTCTCGGCCTCCACCAAAATGGCCTCTTGATTGTCAATTCGGACGCTCGAACCGGCACGCCCTTTGGTTACAATCGCTACATGGTTATATCTAATTTCAGTTTGTGTTGTGTCGTATTCGTCCCCGTCCTCGTTAATGCCTGAATCGTTAACGACAACGGCATTATATCCACATGATAGTTCACGTTTACCATTTTCTATATCTTGTATCGTATCGGCATCGGTAATGGTTAACGGCACCATAACATATTTATCATCTACAACTTGCACGGAATCGCCAACAAATCCAACCGCCAATTCTTTAAAATTGTTGGCGTTTACTTGTCGGTTATTGGTTGGATGGTCATTGGTAATGGTAACGCCCATGAGCGTTTTTAGTGAATCTTCGGAAAATACTTCATCTTTTGATCGGTTTTCCCTGATTACACGTCCATCGGCCAATTTATATAAGAATATTCCCGACCGTGTAACTTTGGCCGGTATCCTAATAAATCCATTGTCCAACTTCTCATAATCATTCAAAGAATCAATTATAATTGTTTCTTGTTTATGCATATACTTAAATTATAACATACGGTTATACATTAAATTCAATGATTTGATTCTATAAATTCGTATTTTTTGCCATATAATTTAAGAAACATTTTTTTTTTGAGTAAATAAATGTCGGTCTTATATCCTTTATAGTCTTCCACGACTTTTACCCATTTTTGATCGTTTAACGTTTCATATTGAAAATCTGCGACGTATTGTATGGCTCGTATGCATTTATTTTCGTGCGTAAATTTCTCTTGTAGTGTAAAAATAGGTTGGATTTGTAAATTGCGTATCATGCCACCACGTAAAAGCATTTTTAATTCACGGTATCGATTGGCCTCCCCCAATGAATCGAATACATGATTATCAATTTTAATTTTTCTGTTGTTATATTTTGAATTATTCTTATTAAAAAATTTATACATTACCATTTCACCTTATCTGACCAATATGCACCTGATAACACACCTTTTTTAATGTTTTTGGCATGACGGGCTTTAAATGACCGTTGCCTTGCCTTTTGTTTTTCTGTCTTTGGGTTGGCTCCTGCCCCTGTGACACCCTGTTGACCGAATCGTATTAATTTTATTACATTCCCCTCTTTGGCCAATACCATATGACTTTTTGTTTTATGCCATGGCGTTTTTTTGGGTTTGTTGTATCCCTCAAATTTAAAGCCTCGATACTCGATCATGCGTATAATTATACCACATCATCGAAGTTTTCAAGTTCTTCTATAACGGGTTCCGCCCAACATCGGCATTGTATGGGTTCGCCCGGGTGGCCGTCTGGTGGCGGTTCATTCCATTTATATTTTTTGCCTTCGCGGTTCCAATGACTATATTTAGCCTTCGGATATAATCCCGACGGATTACCACGCACTCGGCTATCGTTAGCGTTACGCCACCGATATTCAGTCACCCCTACTGACTTTTGCCGGATTTGTGACAATTGGCCATTAAATTTATTGGTCTGGTCTCTGGCTATTAATCTGGCACGGTTACGGCTTATCGCCTGATCGGCCCTTATGTCCTTCATAATCTGGCTATATGATAAGCCTTGCCTAACGCCCCGATAAATCATCGGCTCTACCCGCTCAACCTGCTGGGTAGTCAATGATTTAATTAATGCGATATTCTCTTTTTGGAACGCCTTCATCCGTTCGCCTACGGCTGGCTCATAATCGGATAAACTTATACCTAAAATTTGGGTTATTATTTTGGTCATTTCACGCCGGTTTTGGGTGTTAATGGCCTCCGCTGTCTCTAGTATGCCCTGATCTAGGCTATTAATAACGGCTAACCCTGACAATTCAATATTAATTGAACCAACTAAATCGCTAATCGTATCGGTAAAATCGTCATTGATAAGGTTTCGTTTAGCCTCCTCAACAACCGTCGGTAAATATTGATTTGATTTTTCAATTATGGCCTTAGATATACGACGCACATAACGCAATAAATACTGCGTGTATCGTCTCTCGGCTGTTTTTGGAAATCGTTGTATCGGGGGTTTATTCTTCGGCATCTGGTTCTGGTTCGATGTTCATGTCGTCCCGTTCAATGTCGTCCAAAACGGTATCTTGTGAGTATGTTGCCCCACCATATCGGTTATTGGCGATCTCGTTTTCGGTCAAAACATTAATGTTATAGTAAATGGCGTCTTTTTCGGCCACTATTTTTTCAATCTCTGCCCGTTCTTTATCGTCCATTTGCCAAAGCGAATTAAACACAAACGTTAAATCAGGCAATACTTGGCCGTTTGTTGGTCCATCTGTTGCATGCATCAATAGATTTAGTATTTGTTTGATGGGGCCTCTGATATGGTCCTCCTGTTGGTCGGAAACAAAATCATACCAGTCGCGGTTTTCATTTTGGCCTGAATTGTTAAGGCCCCCTATTGGTGAATCTCCTAATACTATCGTATGCGGTAAATTGGTACTGGCCACCAATCGCTTATCTACCCTATCCAATATATCCGAGATACTAGAAAAATTAGTGGTTAATACCTCCATTTTATCATTTGATCCGATAATATTTGTCTTTAAAGATGATCGGACTTTATCTTGAATCTGCATCCGTTTGATTAATATTGACTCACCATCGGGCATCGATAATACCTCGTCTAACCCTTCAATGGATAACGTCCGCTCTCGGTAATCTTGAACCATTGAAGACACCATATCGTGTGCCTGTGAATAATTACGAATAGCCGTAAATGATCCACTTAACACGCTATCATGCCAATAATTGTTGTATTCGTACAAATGAAAGGGTAAATATGCACCATGAATTTTAATCAGGCGTGTGTGGTGTATCTGATTGATATACTCACCGGTTGAGCTCTCCGATAGTGAATAGTATTCAGGGTCTCCAAAATATGGCGAATCGATATCGTCAATGATGGTAGACTGCCGGAATAAGTGGTGCCGGCTTAACGGTAAAAATGATTTAATTTTTTTGATTAGATTTAAATTTAGGGGGTCTGATAATTCCAAACCGTCGTCAACATTAATGAGTATGGCACCCCCGCCGTATAACCTAGCATATCGCCACGCCTCACGAATCGCATTTTTAACCTGCAATTTGTCCATATAATTATTAAATACCGTCTTTTGTTCTGGCTCGATGTTTTGTAAATCAATCCATTTACGGATGCCCTCATTAACCACACGATCAACCAATTTTCGGGACATGGCATCGCTCTGGTATAGATTGTCCGCACCCTCACGTGTAAGAATATTTGTTGAAATATTAATTTGTGTTTGCTTGTCTTGGGCGGTGTTTAATTTTGTCGCCACGTTAAGCATAGAATCGTTTTTATGTGTTTTAGTCATTTTTTAATTATACCATTACTTAATTATACCATTACTTAATACCTAGATATGCTAGGGTTGAGTTTTTGTATGTGTCGGTTATGCGTTCGGGCGTCAATGCGTATCGTATCGCATCAATCCCATGATTAAATTTATCTATTGGCTCGTCAATTATGCCGTCTTTACCTTCCTTGAATTTATACATTTTGAATTCTTTTATAATATTAATTGATCGTGACGTGATGTATATTTTGCGGGACTTCATAAGATTTATACCGTCTAAAATTGAGTTCTTGCCTTTTTTTGCTGGTTTAATATTGAAACCGGCTCGCCGTATCGACTCGATGATCTCAGGCCGTGATCCGTCCCCGTATATTGGCGGGCTTATTTTTATTTTGGCGTGTAAATCTTTTAATGATTGGATCATGTCCGTTTCTATCATGTGCGTTTCGTAAACCCATTCATCAATATAGATATCCTGATCATAAACTTTAACCAATACGATAGCGGTTGGATCGTTATACCCAAAGTCTATGCCGATGTACACTTGGCCGGTATCTATATGATTGATATGTGGCAATGTATGCCACTCTGTGAATATTTGTGCCTGATTAACTGATCGTTCACCTAAACCAAAAACGGACCAATAGAAATTGTCGCCTTGGTAATGTTCGATGCCTTTAATTGTTTGATCGGGTAAAAATGGATTGTCTAGATACGTTGATTTATGTAAGTCCGCATCGGGTCGGGTGATAACGTCGTCATAAATCCAATGGTGTTGATCCGACGGGTTAAAATCCAATATTATTTTTTCTGTTGTTCTTATAGATAATTGAAAAAAATCATCAAATTCAAGTTCGTTCGCCTCGTTAATGTATAGTATATCCCGTTTTGATCCCCGTTTTTTTTGTGGGTCATCGCACGAAATAAATTGAATGGTTGAACCATTTTGAAATTCATACAATAAAAATTTTTTTGAATAATGCCTATCGTCAAACCATCCGTTATTGATCATAATTTCTTTAAAATCCGGTATGACCGACGTGTGCATCGATGGCAATGTTTTTCGTACCACCTCTAACCGCACCCTTGGCGTTGCTCTTAAATGGCATACTAGCCATACCATAATATTGTAAGTTTTTCCTGAACGTGTTCCCCCCTGAAAAACAGTGATATATTTTTTAGACTCCTGTAAAAATTCATAATGACAAGTAGTTTTTAGGTTCATTTTACATTTAAAATTAATGGTTTATGTTGTTTAGACAATTCCAACAAATCATAGAAACATTGGCTATCGTTATCAGTTATACCAATACATCCCCGTGTGCCTTTTACGCCACCGTCGGGATGAATTAATAATCCCGTTCTATCCGTTTTGAATTGTGGGTCTAGTTTAGCGATCCATGGAAAACTCGTGCCGGTGTATGGCTCCGTTTTGCCTTTAATTGGTTTTAATTTATAAACTTTTGATACGATGTATTCACCGCTAGGTAATGCCCCATTGCCCCATAAACCACTAATTGCTTTATATTGCGACTCCTCGGTATGTAGTATTCCCTTAATACCATTTTTTAATTTTTTAGTTGGTTTAAAAACTAAAGGGGTCGAATTGGACCGGTTTATATTATGGTTTTGCTGACCTTGGCAAAATGATTCAGACTCGTTATTTATTGTTTTTTTTTTCTCAATTTGTCGATTGATCCCCCGATAAAAATTCTTAATACGTCCTTAAGTCCTAACGTTGATACCAATATTCCAACGATTCCAAACTCGAACCACCACGCCGTATCATTAAGGGCTTGCCAGCCTAACGCCATGGTCGCCTGAGTGGCCGGAATAAACGTAAGTATCATAATGACAAAAAAACCAATAATAATAAACTCATCAATTAACGATTCACGCCTATTTTTTAAAACTTGCATGTCGTAAGTCATATCATTTTTAGATTGCGTCTCTTGTTGTTTGATCTGTGCGTGTAATTTAGCCACGTCAAGGTCGATTTTTGCTTGTTCGATGGACAACCGGCCTTTTTCTTTAATTTCTTTAATTTGCTGGTCTTTTTTTACGATGCCACCAACAGTATTCACCACGCCACCTATCACATTCCCTATTATATTTAACATTTCTTCCCTCTGTTAAGTGGCCCCCAAAGGGGCCTGTGTGATGAGATTACCAATATATTATAACATATTTTTTTAAGCGGGGAATATAAAATTCCCCTAGCTTGCATTTTCCTATTCTATTATACCATATGATATAATTAATACGATGATCATATGGGCATGGGTATATGTTGTCATGAACATCCTTAATCAAGATCCCATGCCCTTTTTAAATCAATAAATTAGATTGGCGCCTTTTTTCAATGATCCTGCAAATTTTAGGCACAAAATAAATTTCAAAAAAAATATTTAGCCTCAAATTTTTTACCGCCTTTTTTATACTGTTCTACATAAAAAGGCCCCACCATCCCAAGTGAGGCCAAAAATGAAAGGAACGTGTTTAAACACGAATGAATACTAACAATTTTATTATAACATATTATCAAGGTGGCCTATGAGGGCTTTCACACGCCACCTATCTCCAATAATAAATTAATTATACAATATTATTTTTTTTGGTGGAATCGTTAAAAATAAAATCCAAACACAAAAACCCGTTTTATTTTCAATTTTATTTTTTATTTATTATTTTTATTGCTGTATTTTTTTTCGACTAATTCTTCAAAATATAAAACTAATTTTTTAAAAACGATAATAGCAATCACTTGAGCGGTCATTCCAACGATCCCAATAATCAATATTAAAATAAAAATTGAAAATAAAACCTTGTGATCGGTACATATCGCACCTACCCCGCCAATAAGTACCATTAACTCGTGCTTATAATTGGATGTAAATTTTAGTTTATTCATTTTTCTATTTACCCGTTTCAATTCCGCCATGAAATTTAAAAATTTTTTGGATTTCTTCAGCGTCAACATCTTCATAACTTGCCTGATCTTCTATTTGAATTTGAATATTAAATATTTGGAAACCCATTTCCCCCGTCAAAAACCTATAATCAATCGAGTCTATAAAATTGTGTAAATCCATTTCATTGGTTGCTTCAATATGAGTTGGTTGTATACTAATTATTGCCCCTGATTTCATTTTGAATGGGGATATGTAAATTTTATCGTAAAGTCCACGTTTATTTTTTGTTTTAATAGCATTAAATGCTTTTTGTATTTGATCGATCATTTTTTAGCTCTTTTAATAATTCTAATTTGGTGTAGTGAATAGAATGCCCTTATAAAAGCCCCTACGATCCCAATAATAAAAATTGAAATAAAAGTTGAAAATAAAATCGGGGAATCAGTGAATTGTTGGCCTACCCCGCCAATAAGTACCATTAACTCGTATTTACAATCCCATATTAATTTTAGATTATTCATTTTTTTCTAAATAGTCATTAATTTTTTGCCATGCAACGATCATTGTTTTAGCATCAGTCACCATAATATTAATTGTGGGCTTTAATGTTCTGGCCAACATACCAAGAAGACCATAACACAAAAAAACTAAATAAATTGGGTCATGCCACATTTTATAAAAAATGATACTTAAAAATGCATATAGCTCATACCTATAATTGATTAGTGATTTAATCATCGATATATTCATTTTTTAATTCCTTTCAATTCATTCAAAATATTTTGGTAGTTTTTTAAAATGTGTTGTTTTATGACCTCCTTTTTGTTTTCTGTTTGTTTGAAAAAATTTGAATCAATGAATGACTGATCGGCTATAATTCGCCCATCGTCTACCATGTCCATGACCATATCAGAATCACATTTAAAGGTTTGGATTAAATGCATAGCTAGTGAATAATTGGCGTGCTTTTGTTTATCGGCCATTAAAATTTTTGTCTCTTCTGGGCGTTTGTTTAGAATCAAAGATCGGGCATACTCGTCGTGTATGTTCCTAAACTCTTCAATGGTTGGGAATCGTAATCCCGTTTTTGATGAATCCCTATAAAAAGTTTTTGATTTGGCTATGTTAAACGTCTCGGGGATGTATGGGAATTTTTGTTTTTCTTTAAACGCAAAATAAAAGGCTTTCATGGTGTCAATTCCAAGGGTAACAGAATAAATTTCCGCTAAATATCCCAACGATTTGAAAAACTGCTCATTGTCATATTGCTCGTTCGGGACTAGATGATATGGATTATTCACTGTCGCTTGCATGACTCATCCCTGACGTTTCGGCTATCGCTTGTTGTACGGCGTTTAGATTATTTATTTGCCGTTGGCTTAAAATCGGCCCGTGGTTAGCGTTTTGTTTTGGCCCCCTATACGTTACCCCACTTTTAGTTTCATCGGCGTTTTTAAGCCATTTAAGCAACGTGGAATAGTGATCTTTTTTTAGTTTGCTTTTAGGTTGGTTTTTTTGCCACTCGTCAAGACCAATTATTTTATCGTGTACTTGTTCAACTGAGAATTTTTGAATCAGTTTATCGTATTGGCTCAATTCAATAAATACTTCTGATACGTGATCCATCCCATCAAAATTCATAAAACTCATATATTGGTTTTCTTTTTTTGTATTTATATTTTTTTTATTATTAATATTTATATTATTAATATTACTTGTATTATTATATACGCCATTTTTGGCTATAGGGGTATCGACAGAATTGGCCATAGGGGTATGGACAGATTTGTCCATAGGTATAGACACGCTGTGACATAGATATATTTTACGCATGATTATTTCATTTTGTTCATCTCGAACTATAACACACTGAATGAATTTATATTCCGATAAATTAGATATTGCACGGCTTATTGTCCGCACCGAAACGCCAAAAACTTTAGCAAAATATTTATTGGATGCGGTACAGTATCCATTTTTATTAGTCAAAGACGTAATATCAGAAAATAAAACTTTCTCGAACCAATTAATATCAGCACTATAACGGACATCAGCCGTAAGTATTGAATAATACGATGGATTCTCTTTATTTAACATTGTTCACCTCTGGTTGAATTTTGGGAAAAGCAACCAATGGTTATACCTATATTGTGCATTGTCTAATCTAATAATTCAAGCGTGTTTTCATCGTGTTTGGTGAACCTCTCAATGCTATTTATGGTTAATTGGACCTCGGATTGGGTAATTCCGTCGGAGTTTTTATATACATAGTTCGAAACGTTAGCCTCTATCATTACCGCATCCCCCTTTCTAATGTTTTTGGCTATATGCTCGGCCACTGCCCCGAACCCTTTATATAAAATCGTATCACTTAAATACTCACCACGTGTTTTATATGTGTGTTTGGTTATTACCAGCAATGAGGCAATTAAAACCCCGTTGGTCTCCTTAATTTTGGCGTTTTGTAGAACTCGCCCACATGCTACGTTTTTATTCATTTTTTTGTATCTCCTCTATTTTATAATTTTTTAAATCTCTTGTTTGTATTCTCAATCTTTTTGATTTTTCAGCCGAAAAAAAAACATGGTATGACCATATTTGGTTGGGGTTGGAATTACTACACCCCATATATTGATATTGATCGCCGTTGACTGTGTATAATTGTTTTTTAATGTATTTCATAGTCTATTTAATATTTAAATGATGATTTTCTACTAATTCACAACCATTAATCAAAACGCCATTTTTTAAATCATTTTTAATTAATGTTTTATCGGGGGTTATCGTAGTTTTTGTTATCGTGTATTTAGCGTCCAAAACCGCCTCTGGGTTCACGTCAACCGCCGTCGATTTACGTGTTTTGAATTTGATCATTTCATGCTCATATTCCCCATACAATACAATCGCATCAACTAAACATTTTTTTAATCGATCAATGGTTTTCTGGTTCGATTTTAAACGATTATTTAGCCGTTCAATTTCTTTTTTAATGAGCATGCTTTCCGATTCAATGTTATTAATAATTCGGTAATAGGCCACCGATTTAATATTCCGTTCAGTCTCATTTATTGATAATTGGTTTAATTCGTCTTCGGTTACCTCACCCCCATTATTTATAATATTATTGGCCAATTTTTCATAATCTGATTGTATTGACCAAAAGGGTCTTTTATTTTCCATTTTTTAACTCCGTATTTCTGTTTATTTTTTGTTGTATTTGATTCATTAGGGATTTAGATATGTCGTTGAATGTGAGACTCAACTCCGTCAGCGTCGTATTCGTCTTTAGAGACTGGGCGAGGGCCTTTGCTCCGTCATCGCCGATTTTGTTAATGCTTAGATACAACTCCATCATCGTAGTATTAGTTTCAAGAGCCTTTGCGATGGCCTTTGCTCCGGCATCCCCGATGCTGTTATACCCTAGCCACAACCTAGTCAGCGTCGTATTTTTCTTTAGAGCCTCTGCGAGGGCCTGTGCCCCGTCATCGCCGATTTTGTTCAATGTGAGATACAACTCCGTCAGCGTCGTATTTTTCTTTAGAGCCTCTGAAAGAGCCTGTGCTCCGTCATAGCCGATGTTGTTATACCCTAGCCACAACCTAGTCAGCGTCGTATT